GTGTAAGTGATAAAAAGAAGAATTATAGCAAAGTCACCAAATTGCTAGTTAAGCCTAAAAATTTCTACTTTTGGGAAGTTAAAAAAATTTGTAGTAAAGCAAACGTATCATTAGATATTGTTAAAATTTAAATTTTTTTAAGTTTTAACTACGGTGATAGCGTAATTATAGGAGGATAAAATGAACGAATTGAAACAATTTAATTTTGAAAACAATCAAGTAAGAACATTACTTATTAATGACGAGCCTTGGTTTGTTGGGAAGGATGTAGCAGAAATCTTAGGGTATTCAAACCCAAGAGACGCATTGTCAAAACACGTTGATAGTGAAGATAAGAATAGCGTCGCAATTCACGACGGAAATAAAGGAAACCCTAACTTGACTATTATTAATGAATCAGGTGTATACGCATTAGTATTTAGCTCAAAACTTCAAAGTGCTAAAAAATTTAAACATTGGGTTACAAGTGAGGTACTTCCAACACTTAGAAAAACAGGAAGTTATGCTACACCGCAACTTACAGGTGAAGAATTAATGGCTAAGGCCTTGATTGAAGCTAAGTCAGTATTGGAACGACAAAACAAACAGATTATCGAGATGAAACCGAAAGCGTTGTTTGCCGATACGGTAGCAGCTAGTGATAGTTCAATCTTAGTTGGTCAAGAAGCTAAATTGATTAGTCAAAGCGGATGTAAAATGGGTCAAAATCGTTTCTTTGCTTGGCTAAGAGAAAATGGGTATTTGTGTTCTAAAGGCGAAAATTACAATATGCCAACGCAAAAATCTAGAGAAATGGACTTGATCGAAATCAAGATTAGAACAGTAACGAATCCTGATGGTTCTGTAAGAGAAACTAAGACACCAGTTATTACAGGCAAAGGTCAGATTTATTTCATTAATAAATTCAAAAATGCATAAAACGATAAGAAAGGGTGAAGAAAATGAAAAGTAGCATTGAATTAATCCATGAATCAACTGAAACGGAAGGTAAAGTGTTAGACCTTCTAATCAAGAAAGGATGTTCTAAGGAAGATTTAGTAAACGTATCTTCAATACTTCAAACCATTTATATGTGTGGATTTGAAGTTGGAAGGAGATGCGTAAAAGAATGAAAGTTCTCTTAGGCTATAGAGACATCATGGAACTTGGTGTTTCTAAAAAGACTGCATACAAGATGTTGAATCTTATATGTGAATCTGAGGCTTATAAAAAGTCCAATCTATCCAAAGTGATAGATACAAAGAAAGTTCCAACAAAGTTATTTATCAGGATGTTTCCTGAGTTCAAAGAAAGGTGTGAACAACATGATGGATGTAGATGATTTAAGAGAGTTAGATGACAACAGATACATTGATGAAGATGAGTAGGAAGAACAAGATGAGTACAGTTACGAAGACTACTGCTACGACTTCTGCAAAGCAGAAAGAGACGAAGAAGCATGGTTCTAAATCAACCGCAAAGAAGAAAGCAGTTGAATTAGGCGATTGTATCACGCTTCCTTCTTTTGCTAATAACGAGTATGAAACTCAGTATTCTATGGCGGTTAGAAGCCAAAAACAGACTCATATGGTTAATCGAGCTGCTAAATTCAATTACATTTGCTCGTTAATCTGTTTCTTAGTTTCTCTAGCTTTCATTGTGATAGCTAATTGGTACATAAGAGGTTTGTAAATTGAGGGGAGGAAGTAAGGATGAATCTGTATCAAGACACTGAGAAGTTTAGTGTTGAAAAGTATGGAAGCAATGAAGAATGGTTAAAAAAACGTGGTCGTGGAATCGGTGGTTCAGATGCAGCTTGTTTCATGGATTTGAATCCATGGAAAACATTAAATCAGTTGTGGCACGATAAGAAATTCGGTTCACAACAAATTACGAATGAAGCTATCGAGTATGGAAATACCGCAGAGCCATGTTTAAGAACATTATTTCAAGCCAAACATCCTGAACTAGATGTTCAATATGTAGATAACGTTACATTGGTTTCTAAGGAATATGATTTTCTTAGATACAGTCCTGATGGGCTAATCTACAACAAGGAAACAGGAGAAAGAGGAATATTAGAAATAAAAACATCCAAGATAATCAATTCTCAGAGTTTGCAGAAATGGGGCAGTAAAGGAAACGAAACAGTTCCTGACAACTATTATTGTCAAACTTTAGAAGGATTGATTGTTACGGATTTTGACTTCGTTATTTATTGTGCAGAACTAAGATTTGCAGATGGTGATGCACGAATCATTGAGCGTTCATATCGTAAGGAAGAAGCTTTAGACAGTATGAACGATCTAAAACAAGCAATGATAGAAAAATGGGATAGGTACTTCATAGGTGATGTAGAACCACCTATCACATTGTCTATATAGAAAAAGAGGAGATGGAAATATGGAATTTAATTTAGAGGTACGTGCACAAAACGGAAAAGTGTACACAAACGCAAGTGATTTATTACCTGAAATCAAAGAAGGTTTAAAGCACTACAACTATGTAGTAGATGAAGGAAACTACGAGAAGGCTAAAACAGATAGAGCTGCTTTAAACAATTTAGTAAAGCTTGTATCTGATAAGCGTAAGCAAGTTGAAAATGATGTCTTTGCACAATGGATTCAGGATAAAAAAGACATCATGGCAGTTGAGAAAACAATCAAAGCTGCATCCGATAAATTGGGTGACGGAATTAACGAGGTTGACAACGCAGAAAAAGAATTAAAGCGTAATCAAATCAAAGAACTATGGACAAACATGACAAATGATAAGTACCCATTTGATTTGGTTTTTGAAGAAAGATATTTGAATAAGTCTGTTAAGCCTAAAGAAATTGAAGAATCGTTGAATAACAAGTTCTTGAAAGCCGAAGAACAATTATCTTTCATTGAAGCTTCACTACCAGAAGATGAACTACAGGCAGAACAAGTTATCCAATTGTTCTGTAAGACATTGGATTTAAGCAAAGCTACAGAGAGAATCAATGAAATCAAGGAAGCTAAAGCAAAACTTCAAGAAAAAGTAAATGCTCAAATTGAACAATCTAAGCAAGCACAAATGGAAAGAAAAAATGTAGCACCTGTTCAGAGCAAATTAGAAGCTCATGAAAGCCCAAGTCAAACTCAAGTAAGAAGATACTGTGTATTCCGTTTTGAAGGCTCTGTGAGCGAATTACAAGCGTTTAATCCAATCTTGAATCAATTTATTAAAGAACATGATGTGAAAGTATCAATTTTAGAAAAAGGAGAATGTTAATTATGTTACAAAACAATATTGCTAAAAAGAATGACAATCAATTGGTAGAATTTTCTGCCAACGGAGAAAAAGTTAAATTATCTCCAGCTATCGTAAGAAATTATTTAGTAAATGGTAATGGTCAAATTACAGACCAAGAAGTTGTGTATTTCATTAATTTGTGTAAATCACAAGGATTGAACCCATTCATTAAAGACTGCTACTTAATCAAGTATGGAAACACTATACCAGCTCAAATGGTAGTTTCTAAAGATGTTTTCTTGAAACGTGCAGAAAGAAATTCAGAATTTGATGGTTTAGATGCAGGAATTATCGTAATTAATAATGAAAGTGGTGAATTAACTTACCGAAAAGGTGCTTTCTATCTTAAAGATCGTGAAGAAGTTGTCGGTGGATGGGCAGATGTATTTAGAAAGAATATTTCACATCCAACCCACATTGAAGTTTCTGTTGAAGAGTATGCAGGAAGAACTAAAGACGGAAAGCTTAACTCACAATGGGCGTCTAAGATGGCCACTATGGTTCGTAAAGTTGCGATTACTCAAGCGTTAAGAGAAACATTCCCTAACGATTTCCAACAGATGTATTCAGAGGAAGAAATGAATGTGGATATGAAATTGGATGAAACTCCAATCCAACAACCTACAAACATTGTTGAGCAAGCACCTGTTCAACCACAAACATATTCGCAACCCGAAGAACCGCAACCCGAAGGTGTAAGTCTTGTATAAAAGCAAACGTAGCCAAGCTACAGATATTCCTAAATCAGTTAAAGATATTGTATGGGAAAGAGACGGGAGAATGTGTATCTTTTGCGGTTCTCCCTTCGCATTTCCCGAAGGACACGTAATTCCAAGATCGCAAGCAGGACTTGGAGTAGAGAAAAACATTATTACAGTGTGTAGAAGATGCCACAATCTTTTAGACCAGAGTCCAAAGAGAGAGAAAATGCTAGGAATTGCCAAACGATATTTAGAACGTATATACGGACATATTGATGAATCAGAGGTGAAATATAATGCTAAGTCAAAATGAATTGTTGTTTAAATATAATCCATTCAAAATCAAATATTGGAAGGACGAAGAAATAGAAGAACAATTAGGAATCCTAGTTGATGCTTATATTTCAGATGCAGAAACAGTAATGGAAATGGCATTAAACATTGAAAACCTCGCAAATCAAATGTTCTTAATTGGTGAAATGATTGCTAGATTACAGGAAAGTTCAAACATTTTGAAAGCAGATATTGAAAATAAAACAAATCAAGAGATTTATGTTGCACGTAGTACTTGGGAACGTGAACATGATGGAAAAGCACCTAGTATTAAATACTTTGAAGCTTTAGCAGGTCAAAGAGTTTCTGAGGAAAGAACTAAGTATGCAAAAGTCGATTCTGATTTAAAACGTTTCAAAACTGCTTACGAAAGTATTGAAGCAAAGATGAACTCAGAAAAGAAAAAACTTGATGCTACTAAGTTTGAAATTGGAGGTGCGTAGGATGATTTTAGGTATTGATCCAGCAAATGAATACAGTGCATTTGTTGTAGTCGAGAATGATTTATCGGCAGTTGTAGATAAAGGAAAAATTCCTAACAAAGAATTGCAAGATAAAATCTCAAAATGGAAAGCAGAGAATTATCCAATTGATTATGTAGCGATTGAAGGAATACAAAGTTTCGGTATGCCTGTAGGTCAAACAACGTTTGAAACTTGTTACTTTATAGGGCGTTTATTAGAGCAATTTGAAGCCTTTGATATAGAGCCTACATTAATATACCGAAGCGAAGAAAAAATGACTCTATGCCACTCTATGAAAGCGACAGACGCAACTATTAGACAAGCGTTAATTGATTTGTTCGCTAAAGATACTCCAAACAAAGGAAAAGGAACAAAAAAAGAACCTGGATATTTCTATGGATTTAAAGCCGACATCTGGAGTGCGTTTAGTATCGTTATAACGTTTCATACAAAGTACATTGGAACGGAATGCTAGGAGGTGTGATGAATGGAAGAACAACAAAAAGCGTATTATGCGATCATTCCAGCAAACGTAAGATACGATAAAGATTTAGTCCCAAATGCAAAACTACTATACGGAGAAATTACTGCGTTATGTAATGAAAAAGGGTATTGTTGGGCAACTAACCAATACTTTGCAGAACTTTATAACGTATCTGATAGAACGATTAAAAATTGGATTAGTCAATTAGTTGATAAAGGGTACATTCAACGAAGTGTTAAATACAGAGAAGGAACAAAAGAAATCGAGCAAAGAAAACTGTTTATAGGTAGTGAAAATAATTTCACCACCCTAGGAAATTATGTTCCTGACCCTGAGGAAAATAATTTCACCACCCTAGGAAATTATGTTCCTGACCCTGAGGAAAATAATTTCACCACCCCTAGTGAAAAAAAATTCCCAGTTAATAATACAAGTATTAATAATACATTTAATAATACAAATGAATATAAAGAAAAAAATATAAAAAAAGAAAGTGTCAATTCTGTTATTGCAGAGTATACAGAAAACAAAGAATTGCAAGATGCATTGCATGGTTTTGTTGAAATGCGTACGAAAGCAAGAAAACCTCTTACTGTTAGAGCAATGAAGTTATCTTTAAATGTATTAGATAATTTGGCAGTAGATGATGTTACTAAGATTGCTATTGTAAATCAGAGCATTGTACATAGCTGGTCAACATTCTATAAATTGCAGAACAATAACAATGGCGGTCAAAGACAATTGACTAGAAAAGAAATGGGGTATGCATTTTGACATTAGAAGAAACTGAAAGAATCTTACAGGTGCTTAGAATCAATTACCCAATGAGTTACAAAAATATGACCCAAGAAGATACACAAGCTTATTTAAAACTTTGGCAAGTATCTTTTAAAGATTATGAATACTTGGTAGTAGCAAAAGCAGTTAATCAAATCATCCAAAGTGATACAAGAGAGTTTGCTCCAAACGTAGCACAAGTAAAAACAAGAATCAGTAAAACTGCTATTGGAAAAACTAAGGAAGCTGGAGAGGCTTGGGAAATCGTTTTAAGGAACGCAAAGTGTGACCCTCATACTAGTAAGGTCAACTACGATAAACTGCCTAGAAACATTCAGAAAGCACTCGGAGGGAGCTATCTGTTAAGAGATATTGCGTGGAGTAATAAAAAAGACTTGCAATATTACAGAGATAGATTTTTACAAGCTTATAAAGAGATTTGCGAAGAAGAAGTACAGTTATTAAATTCAGGTCAAATCAGTTTGGAAATGTATCAACAACACGATCAATTGCCTGCACCTCCAAAAAAGGAGGAAGGCATGAAAATGTTGGGAGATTTGATGAACGGATAAAAATAGGAGGGGTAGCAAGTGCAATATTATATGTTGGATAAAAATGATATATCAGTTGTACGTGGAATCGTATCTTCAAAAGATGTAATGAGGGAATTGGGCATTACAAACGCTCAATTCCATAAGATGTTGAGAAACGAGGAAGCATACAAAGGATGTATTCTTCTTCCTGTTGAAACGGATGAGGAAGAAAGAAGAAAAGTAACAAGCGAAGATGCTGAGCAATTCCAACTACTAGGCGAAAGTAAAACAGGAATCAGATATTACATCACAAGTTATTTAAGAGTTGTTTCTGTTGACTTAAAAGGAAATCAAAAGGAAATGAAAGCTAAAAAGGAAACAGAATCAATATACAGAGTTGTAGTGAACCTTAAAGAAGGAAAACGATACTTGAATGTATTGTTTGAAGCATACAAAGCTTTTGTCGGTGAAATAGAAAAGAACGATTCTATCGTTTGGGACGGAGAAATGAAAATCGAAAACCTAAGAGTTATCAAATTAGCTCAGATACAAGGGTTGAGAAATAAGAAGAAAGTAAGAATAGGCGATACAGTTTATTCTTCAATTGCCGAGTGTGCTAGAAAGAATTTTATTTCTAAATCACATATGTATCAGATGATAGAAGGAATCAGACCTAATTCAATAGGTGTTGAATTTGTATAAAGGAGTTGAAAAGAAATGAACAGAGTTATTTTATCAGGCGAAATCGGTAGTGATATCACTTTAAAGAAAACTGCTACAGGACAAAGCCTATGTAATTTTTCTATTGAAGTTAAGGAGAAAGGAAAGAACGGACAAGAGTTTAAATCTTTCTTCGATTGTACTGCGTGGGGAGAAAATGCAGAACATATTAATCAATATGGATTTAGAGGACAACACATTGCAGTTGATGGAAAGCTTCAAAAAAGCTCATACACGAACAAAGAGAATCAGAAAGTGTATAAGACTAGCGTGTACGTTATGGACGTAGAATTAGCTTTAAACAATGCGACAATGCCACAAACACAAGCTTATCAACAAACGCAACAACAGATGCAGCAGCCACAAACAGAACCGTTCACAAATAAAGTAAATTATCAATCATATCCAACGAATGATTTGGGGGAAGGGATGCCGTTCTAGATGATTGCGAAAAGATATGATGATGAACTTATGTACAGTGTTATGAAATGTGAAGGCGATAAAAAATACAAATACTGTACAAGAGATGGAAAACTAGCTTTTAAAAAGCCTGGTAAAGACTTTCTAGGGGTAACAAAGCAAAACTACAAGAATGTGTATGTTATCAAGGGAGAAATTTACATTGGAGAGTATGTTGGGAATGGTGAATAAATGGAAAAACAGATAAATCTCACGGGGGGGGTTATCTATAATCAAGATTGTTTAAAAGGATTGAAAGAAATTAAAGACAATCAATTTGATGTTGCGATTACATCACCTCCATATAACAGGGTAAGAAATGACAAGTACGCTCATTATGATGATGTTAAAAACGATTATTACAAGATGATCGTTGATGTAACAAATGAGTTGTTAAGAGTTTGCAAGAAAGATGTAATTGTGAATATTCAAGCAACATATTTCAACAAAAAAGATGTTTATAAATACATTGGATATTTCGCAGATAAGTTAAAAGGAATTGTAATTTGGGAGAAAACAAACCCTCAACCAAGTATCAACAAGATTAAGGATGAGAACGGAAACATACTTACATCAGTATGTAATGCAGTTGAATATTTCTTTGTTTTAAATGAACAGGCAGAGGAGTTTAGAGCCTATGGGTCAATCAAAAACATTGTGCATAGCTCAGTTAATGAAAAACACTTTAAAGGACATGGAGCAATTATGAAATATGAAATTGCAGATTGGTTTGTTAAAAATTTCAGTGTTAAGGGAGATACGATTGTTGACCCATTCTTAGGAACAGGAACAACTGCTATCGCATCAGAGCTTAACAAAAGAAAATATGTTGGATATGAAATATCTAAAGAATATTTCCAAATTGCAAAGAAAAGAATTGCAGTAGAAACAAGTACGTTGTTTTAAAGGAGTAAAGAATGAATAAAGAAACAAGGATGAGAAAGGCAAATTACATAAGAAAAGATGAAATCAATTTATGTAGATTTGTTGAAATTTGCTATTCGGTTATTGAAAGAAATATCGAAGGCAAATGGGAATATGTAGGCAAAGTCAAAGAAAAAGGATTGCAAATCAGGAATAGAGTTTATTTATTTGATGATAAATATAAATTAGCTCATTACAAAGGCACTAAAATTTTAGAAGTTTTTGAAGGCATACCTGAATGGGCAACACCTAAAATGATTGAAAGATATGAGGAATTTAAGGCGGAACAGAAAGGAAAACTATTGTTTTCAAAATAGGAGTAAAAACATGGCAAAATATTTATTTAAGGCGAATATATTCGCTAAATTATCAGAAATCGTAGAAGCTGATTCAGAAAAAGAAGTTTGGGATAAGATTAGAAATCGAAAATCTTTTGAAATTAATCAAGAAGTTTTGAACCTTTATCCATCATCAATTGAGATTAGAAAAATCAAAGAAAAAAAGGAGAAAAATAACATGGAATTAAAAGAAACAGTAGAGTTAATGAACTCTGAAAATTACAAAGAAAGATTTATTGCAGAATATCACCAAGTAAAAATCAGATATGAGAAATTGAAGTTGAAGAAATGCTTGGAAAAGAAGTAACTAAGCATGATTGCCCACTTGAACTATTAAGAGAGCAGAAAAAATACATGGGATTGTATTTATCTGTTCTTGAAAAAAGAGCATTTATTGAAAACATTGTGTTATAAAAGGAGAACCAAATGACAAGTACAGAATTAATTAAAGATATGCTTGAAAGACAGAAAGCATATGATGCGGAAGTATTTTAGAAACATAATGTTGACTATGTTTCTAAAAGTCAATTAGAAAGTGCATTGTTTGACGAATTAGGAGAATTGATGCACGCTCAGAAATCAGATTGGTGCTGGTGGAAGTTCACGCAAGAACCTAAAGACGAATCTAAAGTATTTGAAGAATACATTGATGTTGTGCACTTTGCATTGATGTACGAAATCAAGTTCGGTACAGGATGTTATATGGATGAGGATATTAAGTGGAATTATAACAAGTTAAAAACGGATTTAGGATTCGGACAAGCATATGCATTTAGCTGCGTAATCAGTTTAACAAGAGATGATAACGTATTAGCTTACGTAATCGCATTAGGATTGCATTTAGGATATTCGATTGAAGAAATCTACAACGAATATATTCGTAAGAATGAGATCAATAAAGAAAGATTGGCGAAGGGGTACTAGGAAAGGAGATTTAAGATATATGAACATGGATATTATTGCAAAAAGAATTGTTAAAAAATACGTAGAGGAACATTTAGATAAATCGGATAAATGTATCAGTAATGTAGATACAGAACCTTATTTTGTATGGAAATGTAAGACGTTGCAGAATTGGAAGTATTTAATGAGTACTGATCTACATGATGGAATGTATTATGAATTAACTTACAACGGCGATAAAAAGGAATGGTATTTGGATGCATATAAGAAGTTTGAGAATAGATGTATTACAATGCCTGAAAATGATGAGGTGGGATTATGAAACTAATAGAATTACTTCCATTGATTGAACGTTCTACAGTAAACGTTTATGAGAAAAGAAGATATGGACCACCTAAATTTATCGTATTGATTAATCCAAAAAAGAATCAAGGATGTATTTCAGATGATTTATTAGATAGAGAAATTTATTCAATATCAATAAGTTATAACAGTAAATTTAACATTTGCATTCGCAATAAGAAAGATGATGAAGAATTAGTTAAAAAAGCTGCTTCAATTGGTTTGATTGAAAATGCTAACAATGATGATTTAAATGAGGAGGATGATTTTTAATGGAACCGTTTGTTCAAATGCCACTAGAAACATATGATGTGTTAAAGTTTAATAACGAGTATTTAAAAAGAAAGCTAAAAGAGGAACAAGAATCACATAGCGAAGATGTTGCACAAGCCAAAAAAAAATAAATGATTTGGCCGAAAAAATAGATCAGTATAAGAAATACATTCTAGAACGTAATTGTAGATTTTTAGATGTTGAGAACTATTCACTAGAGCAATATTTAGATATAGATTCATGGAATTATGGAATGAATTATAAAGATGATTTATTAAATCTAGGGTTCACAAAACAAGATATGGATGGATTTATAGCCGACAAATATGAAAAATTAGTGAAAGAGAAAGAAGAAGATGAAGATGATTAAATTAAAAAATGGATACGGTATCGTATCAGATGGAAAAAGCTACACGCTAGTTCAAGATGCAATTCAAAAGAGCAAAGACGGAGTTGAAACGGAAATCAAGAAACAGATTTCCTTTCACTCAACTTTAGAGAGTGCGTTACAAGGCTATTCAAACTGTAGAATGGCAGATTTAGTTTCTAACGTAGATTTAGACTTGAAACAAGTTAAACAGGCTATTGAAGATTTAAAAAGGGAGATAAAGGGATATGAATAAATATAAAGAAGCGTTAGATGAGATTAAAAACATAGTGCTAGATAAAAGTGGTGATGGATATCACACTGCAAAGTATTTACAAAACTTTTATTATAGCTCATGCGAAACATTACAAGAATTGGTTGAAAGAGCAACCCCAAAAAAGTTGGTAGCTACAAGGCATACACGAAGATGTCCATCATGTAATAGACAGATGAGTGATATTAACAATGCGCATCCAAACATGAAATTTTGTCCCAATTGTGGACAAGCTCTAGATTGGGAGATGAGAAGATGACTGCTAGAGAAATGTTTAAAAAGCTAGGGTATAAAAAATGTGCTTTTGGCGATTGTGTTGTGTATGAAAAAGGAAGTATTATGCGTTACATAATTCAATTTAATTTAAAAGATAAAATCTTTTATTCATATACGGAATGTGGGATGGCAAATTCAATAAAAAGTTTAACTGCAAATGAGTTAAAAGCGGTTCAACAACAGATGAATGAATTGGGGTGGATTTAAATGGCAACAAAAGAAAATTATCAAGATGCAATAATGAGAATGTACAACTTTTGTATATCATCAAACCATCCTGCGCAAATAAGAGAACAATTTACTCAAGATTTGGATTTTTTAGCTAAATTAGCAGAAGAGCATTTTGAAGAAAAAGCAGAAACTAACCTTGAGCATTACAAGGATGGAATCATTGAATTGTGTATTGATGAATTAGCTATTTCAAAAGGGAAAGTTGTGGAATGCTGTGCAATACCATGTAGTGAATGTGATTTTGAAGATAAAAACGGTCACTGTATTGGTAATCATGAAATAATGAAATGGCTTAAACAACCATACAAAAAGCTACCATATAAATTGAGCCGGTGGGAATATGATTTATTGAATGCATATAAAAATAGTGGAATGCGGCAGTGTATTTCAAATTACGGTACTTTGCTTGAAATGTATGGAAAAGGACATTTTAAAGGTATTGATACAAGTACCCCGATTCGTGAAATCTTAGATAATTGTAAGGTGGTATGATGATTTATTTCTTTGCAGGATTTTTTATAGGTGGCATAGCTTCAATGCTCCTTTATTCCTTAGTTGTTTCAGAACGAATTAATGAATTGGAGCTTGAAAATGGTAGATTGATTGATGATCTAAACAAAGCCGAATATGAAGCTAGAAAATACAAGTATCAACATAGGAGATATGGATATGATGGGTTTGAAGAAACGAAATAAACCTAAAGAAAGTACGAATGTACAAATTAAATTGAATGTTACTGTTTCTGATACAGAAAACAGTAATTCATGTAATATTGTTGATTCATTATTAAATGATATTTGGAATATTGCGTTGGGAAAAGAAGGTGTAGAAGCTCAAAGTATGAGTTCAAAATACATGAAGGAGAAAATAGCAAAATGATGTATTTAAGTATGGCAATTCACAATATAGCGGTAATGATATTTACTGCATACATGGTGATTCATGTACACCCTATTTGGGCAGTATGTATCTTATTCACTCATAGAATTGGAACTAGAGTTGTACGTGTTCCAGTCAAGGAAGATAATGATGATGCAGTAGACGACGTGTACGGGATGGATTGGAATGAAGAAGATGATTACAACAACTCAAGTAGAGACAAGTTTTAACAACATAGAAAAAGCTCTGAAAGATAACGGATTCTATGCACTTTATGACGATATGGTATTAATTAAACAATCTTTAATTGAGAGAGATAGGAAAATATACGGATTGCAGCAGCATAACAGAAATTTAGAGGATAAATTGGGAAGGATAGGAGGTTATCATTATGGAAATCCTAAACAATAACATTTATTGGTGTGACTTGCCAAAATATAGTAATACAATTCTTTATAAGAGGAGACCATGTATCGTTATTTCAAACGATATTCAAAATAAAGGAAGCAAAACAGTAAATGTAATTCCAATTACCAGCAATTTAAAAAGAGTGGATTTACCTTGTCATGTTATGATTGATACAGGACATGAGTGTGGAATGGCAAAAGCTGAACAAATTTTAACGATCAACAGAGAAAATGTTAAGTGGCATATAAAATCACTCGATTGGCAAGAAGCAAAAGAAGTAAAATGTGCATTATTAACTCAAATAGGAATTATCTAAATGCCTAAAAGAGATACAGAATACGAGCACTTTAAAGAAACCTGCGGAGGATGGTTTAACTACCATGGCAATATTGGTCTAAGAGCAGGTGACGTAGCTATGGCTGCTTTATTTGATGAAACTGAATTAGTGCAAATTGTATTGACTAAACCTTATACTTTCAATCGCTGGTGGTGTAAGATCGTTGGTTTCAATAGTGATGGAATTGAATATCTAGTTGATAGAACAATAATATTTCAAATTTTGATAGACAAAGACTATAACTTGCGAAGAAAAAGAAGAAAAAACTCTTAAAATCAATTTAAACACGTCTAGAAGTGATTCTAACGAGCAAAATAGATTGAAATGAGTATTTGTTAGGGTAAATAAAGAAAAGGCTAAAAACACGTTTAAAACGATAAATATGTTTATAGCCTTTTTTAGTCTTATGTAGTAAAATATATGTATGAACACTTACAACAATTACATTATGTTTTTATCTGATTTAATGGCGATTGAACCGCCTGTCGTTATCTATCAGAAAGACGGAAAAGCCTGCTATGGAAACGGGCAAAAAACAGAAAGTTTCCAATTAAAACCATCTGCCAAAGCAACAACAATCGTGAAAGAGAATAAAATCTATGTGGATTTAGATAAATTCAAGGATGAAATAGATCTTTATTTGAGTTTGGCACATGAAGTTAGACATTGTGCTCAATATCAGGCGATAAATGATGTTGGATTGGCGGATATTGCTACTCCTGAAATGCTCAAAATTTGGAAAAAGGAGTTAAAAGAGTATAAAGGGAGCGAAAATGAAGGATATGAGGCCCAACATATAGAGTTAGATGCATTTGCATTTGCGTGGTTTATTGGGGTATCTGTATTCGGGGTGGAATTACACTTAAACGGGGTTAGAAGCGGAAAGCAGCTACTTTCAAGCTACATCCAGTTCATTTCTAACAACTACAGTCTTGAAGAACTAAGGGATTGCCTAGAATATTCAGGATTTGCATACAACAGAAATCAAGCCTAGAAAAATAGGCTTTTTTAATTTATTATTTACAATAGTATCATTGTATGATATACTATGGATGTAAAGAAAAGCATATAGCTTGAAGGAGAAGAAAAAAATGTTGAAATTAAAATGGAACAAGCAAATGCATCAGTATGAATCTGATGAAAGCTTGGAAAAAACAATTGAAGAATTTGACGGATATATCGGATGTGTATATCCTTCAAATGAATCATCTTACTACATTTGTAGTGGCGGTGATTGTAAGCTATCATATGTGCAATGTTTTGGTGGCGGATTTTACGGAGAAAGTGAAATTTGCGAAGAATTGTGTATTGGAGAATATACAATGCCTGAACCATCAAAAGAGGTTGCAGCTATTTCAGATGCCTTAGAAAAGAAATTACACGAAGATTTAAGATCGTAGAAGGTATGATGTATGGCAAAAAACAGTGAAGCGAAAATCAGAGCAAATAATAAGTATGCAAGCAAGAACGTAACTCAAGTTTGCCTGAAATATGTTACGAAGAACAATCAAGAGATTTTAGACAAGTTAAATTCAGTTCCAAGTAAAGCGGATTACGTAAGGCAATTGATCTTGCAAGATTTAGAAAGAGAAAAGAAAGAGGCTAACAACAAATAGCCTTTTTTTATCGGCTTTTTTTCACACGTCCGCACTTAAAAATGGTATAATATATGTAGTTAAGGAGTACCTGAGAATGACCAAATATTGCCACTCCTTGACGATACATTTTTTACTTCTACTTACTCAAGAATGAGTGCCTCAGAGAAATCTGAGGATATTATAATGGTGTAAGTGCAATATAAATTGACGGGGGAGGGTGCAATAGAAATAACACCCATGAGTGCAATGAAACTGCCACCCCATTCGCAACAACACCCACGATTCGCAGTAGCCGATACAATCGCAATAGGATTTGCGTGAAACGTGCACGTATATCGCAACAGAGGTCGGGGGGAAAAGAAACAAAAACAAGTAAATTCAGAGATATAGAAACGTCCATACAGTCAAATATGCGTAATAAACACGATAAGTTCCATAATGTTTATACTAATGTTTACACACGATTGTTTAGGTTGGTTCATAAATTGTCATCACGTAGTCATATACTACTACTTTGAAATGAATAGGCAGATAATTCATTTCTTACTCCTTTAGAAATTCTTTATTAATTCTATATCTTGTCGATTGTATGGTTTAAGGTTCTGTTTTGAGCACACAGAGCCTATATTATACGTATTCTGCATATTTTAAAACGATTGATCTATGAAAAAATATATCTAAGTCCCTCGACATATATATAATAGGAAAGAGGTTCGGGGGAGATAAAGAGGGGTTTTGACTTCGGGGGAAAGAAGAAAAGAGGAGCTACGTCCTCCACAGACCCTTCCAAACCCTATAAGAAGAAGATATATACACTATTATTACTAGTTTCATTTACCTATCAAGTTCTAATGTAGTTTGATGGGTTTTTTTATTGTTTTATTTGCTTTAATACTCATTTGTGAACAAAAAATTAAATAATTCCTTTATTTAAAGTGGTTTTTAAGTGTTCCGAAAAGAAAATTTTGTCAATATAAAAAATAAATTTTGTATTTTGTATTTTGTAATTGGCGAAAAATTTTGTATTTTGTATATTTTGTATTTTGTAAATTGTTCACGATTTGTAGACAAAAACACGGTGTAGTACGAAAATTTACGCTATTATATTCACGATTCGTGAACAAAAAGTGAAAATAATACAATAATACCATTGTAAATACAATGATACCGTGGTATAATAGTATTGTAGAAAAGGGGTGACATCCAAAAATAAGACATAAAAAAAGATCTTATTTCCAAAGGTTTAGCAGCATATGGAAATAAGATCATTCTAAAAGCTATATATATTAATAGAAACGAGGTAAAAAGGCCCTCAAGATATATAGCTTTCATATTATACCATAAATATATGGAATGAGGGCTAAAAAAAAGAAAATGGAAAAAGAGCAAAAATATTATTATGGGAATGCTATTAGTGATTATGGAATGGAGCACGGTTATGTTGACTATGCTACACTAGCAAAAGCTTTCAATGCGGTATTGAATAACGACATCATGAGTTTAACTTATGACATAGGATCATGGGAGCAAGTAAGCGGCATTATTGACAATTCAGAAGAAATAGAAGAACTGGAAGAAAAACGAGACGAGTTAGAAGAAGAAAACGAAAGCATCCCATCGCAAATAACTGAAAATGAAATAAATGAAATAAACGATCGTATAACGGAGCTTGAAAGTGAACAAGACGACGATCCAGAAGTATTTCAATGGTTTATTGTAGACGACTGGGGCGCTAGATTGTTACAACAAGAAACAAACGAAATTGTTTATTATAACGACACGCTAGACATGTATTTGTGGGGTGTAACACATTATGGTACATCATGGAACTATGTTTTAACTAGCATTGCAATTGATTGGTAGGTGCTGGCAATGGTAACACGCAAGCAACTTAACAAAATGAATAACGTGCAAGTGTTATTACTTGCACTCTTAAAATTCTACTTTTATATATGTTTTGACTTGTTGTTGATAGGCTTATTTCTAGGCCTATCGAATATAGTGCTACCACTTATTTATGGTTAGTGGGTTTATGAAATGTTAAAAATAGAAAAAATAAACGATCAAAAAGTTTATTGCATTAAAAATAAATATTTATGTGAAAATGGTGTATTGAATGAAAAAAACGTGTGTAATGCTTGCATGAAATACATGAAAAGGAAAAATGTTGGAGGTGCAGAGAATGACTAAAAAAGAATACTGTTTAACTCATGATCGTGTAGCATATTATAGTGGAGTCGGTGGCATTGAAATACATGGAGTTGAGGGGGATTATATATACTGTACTAGTTCCGCATGGTATCCACCAAAAAAATATCATAAAGTCAAAATTCATTATGATTATAATGATAATGATTATATTGTTGTACGTGGTTATAAAATACCGCTTAACGAGTGTATACGTATCGATTATATGTAGGGATAAAAAAAGGAAGTGAAAACAAATGACTAAAATATTAAAAAAAGACATTGTAAGATTATGTAATTGTATTCAAGGCTTGAGTTATCAGCATATAAAAGAGAATGAAAAAGGATGTTATAATCATAATATAATAACATGGTACAATATAAAGCCTTACACTTGTAAAGAAGTGAACTTCTTATTCTATAAAGATGATTATAAAATAATTATAACTGCTGATAATAAAGAAAAAATGTATATTAAATTGTTAGAATTATATGAAAAAGGTTTGAATAGTTGGATTGAAACATTTGAAAAAGATGATCATAAAACTAAAAAAGAAAGACATAGATTGAATGTACATAAAAAATTATTGTTAGAATTGAATAAGGTGGTTGATAGATGATAGATCAGTTAACAACTATACTTGTATTTATATTAATTCTTGCATTCTTGTATAAATACTTGTTATGGATTATATTATTATTTATTGCATTATTTATTATTATTTATTTGTTATGCTAGTTAAAACTTTAAGTGTTTAACTAGCTTTTTTATTGTCTTTTTTCTTATCTTTGCTGCTAAAACTATTTACATGATCTAGAAATAAATTGTTTATGGAATAAAGACATAAATATATATGCGTTTGCGGTCATGGTTTGAAAATCGCAACAGGAATTGACGACCATACACACCCCATGCCTTCCCTCTCGACCAAACCACATTTTTTACACCTAGCACTATACACAACAGAGTGCTAATCAAATAAAAAAACTAATATCAATTATAAAACCACCCCCTTTTTTAGATAAAATTTTTAGGAAAACGAAAAATCGAGTTTTGAAAAAAATGAGTTCATGTATTTTTGCGAGGGGTAAGCGAGTAGTAAGAGAGTAGTAAGTGAGGGGTAAAAACGTCCTCAATAAAATCATTTATAATGTAGTGAGGTAGAGAAAGAGAGGATGAGAATATGCCAAGGGCAAAGAGTGTTTCAGAATTAAAGCGTGAGGATGAAGCTAAAAGATTCTTTGACGAGTATTCAAAGAGTGGGAATATTACGAAGTCCATGCAAAAGATTCGTCCTGATTTAAGCGATAAGAGTGCTTATAACAAGGGATATAAGATATTAAACAGTCCTTTATTTAGGAATGTCATACATGAGAGGGTAAAAAAGAGAGACCAAAGGAGTGTTATGACAGTAGAGCAACGTAGACAATGGCTTAGTGATAACATTCAAGACGAAGAAAAGGACATGAAGGATAGATTAGGATGTTTAAAAGAGCTAAATAGAATGGATGGCATTGGAAAGAGCAATATTTTAAATGTTGGAAGTGTAAATAATATTACTGTTGAACAGAAAAGAGCGATTGCAGAGGAAAGAATCAACGATATATTAGGAATCAACATGGGAAGTGAATTTTTAGATGCCGAGGTAATAGAACACGAGGAGGACGATAACAGTGAAGAAACAGACTCTTAGTGTTACGGAACAGTATTTTAAGGATGTAGAGGAATTAAAGGAAGCTAAAGCTATTAATAAGAGCCAAGAAGAAGTTGTTAGATTGTTGAAGGGAGCTACCCCCAAGTATAAATTGAAGAATTGGACGAGAGGATATATCCCCGAACATTACAAACGACTAAATATTTCTAGACAAGAGGCTTTTAGACTTGCGGTTATCGGTGCAAGAGAGGCTTTAACATTTTTTCAAGTCAATCTTCACTTTACGCAAGCTATGTTGTTCGGCGCAGTTGTAGAAGGATACGATACAATATATGCAATTACTACTTCTCAGTATGGGAAAAGCTGGACTTTAGGTATGATTGCTATTTATCGTGCTTATAAAGGACATCAAGTACGAATTGCGGCCGCAACAGGAGAAACCGCTACTATCATCATGTCCAAAGTTATCGGACATTTACAAAACGCAGACGAGTCTATTCAGAGTTCTGTATTAGATTCAGGAAACAAGATTGAAAAATTACAGACTTCTACTTCCAAAACTAAGATTTCATTTAAAGGCGGAGGATGTGTAGAAATCGTTACATTAGGTGGAAACAGTGTAGACCCGAAGAAAAACAACAACGCTATCGGTAAGGGTGGAGATTATATTATTGACGAAGCGGCCCAAGTCAGTGAAGATGCGTATGCCGAGATAGGACGAAGGGAATTTTCAAGCGTTGACGGTTCAAAAGAGCTTGAGATTGCTATTTCCAACCCCCACAAACGAGGAGAGTTCTACGATTGCATGACAAACGAGAAATACCCCGAAGGAACATTAGTTGTTTGGATGGATGTACGTACTGCATACGAAGAAGATCGTATGAAAAGTGCTTCTCAGATACTAAATTCTCATTTTTACAAGAATAGAAGTACTTGCCAACGCTATTTAGTGTGCGAATTAGAGGAATTTTCAGACGAAAGTATGTTCAAAACCATGACTTTAGACGACGATAAAGTCGATAATTCTTATAAAAAGCGTTTTTTCCTAGGTATTGACTCGGCTTATACAGGAAAAGATGGTATAGATGTTGCTTTATGCTCTCAAAATAGGTATGGAAACTGTAAAATTGAGACAATTTACAATCTAAAAGAGGGTGTTTGGGTGCAAGGAGTCACATCCGAGAAGATTATTACCAAAATCGTTAAGATTATCGAGACATTAAACATCAAATATGTTTGTGTTGACGTTGGTTTCGGTACATGGTTGACCGAAGGATTGTCAAAATACTCGGATAAGCTAGGATTTATCCTTGAGGGTGTCAATTTCCAAGGAGGGCCAACAAAAACACGTATCAAGGCAAGACATTACAGTGCAGTATATGCATTTAATCTAAGAGCGGAAATGTATTTAGACTTTCAGCAGCTAATGGACAGTAAGAAATTGACTTTCACAACGGAAGTCGCAAAAAGATTAAAGCCTGAATTGCTTGCTACAAGGACTGTATCGAAGAACAATAAGAAGATAGCCATTATTCCTAAAGAGGAGATAAAACAACGCTTAGGACACTCTCCTGATGCCCTAGATTCCTCAGTACTTTCTGTCCGCAGTTGTTTAATGTATAATCTAAGCAGTGAAATACTTGCGTATGCAGAGAACGATTAGGAGGTGCTAATTTGAGTCGAAGAACAAAGAAAAGACAAAAGGATAGAGTTAAACTAGCATCCAACACCTATGTGTCACCTAACATTTCGCACAATATTCACAGTTCTAATGCAGAAACCGAAGCCGAAAAGGTAATGGAAGCTATGTTAAACTGCAATTCAGATTGCATCAACGGATTTATAAAGACAAACTTTAAGAATCAGTTTGATGAGATTGATTGGATGATAGACAATCTACCAACGCTACCATATGTTATCGGTAAGGTTATTGACTTTATATTCTCAAATGGAATCACAACGGGTGACGAGAATTTAGACAAGAATGTTCTTATGCCATTCCTTTACAAACACAATGTGCAAGGTGTTACAAACTATTCTGTACTTCAAAATGCTATTATGCAGTCCTTACTGTACGGAAAATGCGGTATTCGTTGGCTAGACGAAGATAAAGGAATTGTTACAGAGAATTATCGTAATTATGTTTCCATCATGCGTGAAGATGATGAATATAAAGGCTTTAGAGTTCCTATCTGTTATGCTATGTCGGCAGATGATAAAGAACCTATCTCATTAGGAACAAAGGAAATCGACTTTGACGAAGCATTATTCCTTAAAACAGGCAAATTAATGTCAAAAGACGGAACAATCATTGTAGAAATTCCTGATAATTTCTGCAATTTGAGAAACGGAACAGACAATGAGAACGGATTATCTTGTTTATTGCGTGATAAACAACGTCTAAAGCTATTAGGTGCGGTTTATGAGCGTTTGAACTACGATATTCAGTATGATGGCCCTGGACGTTTGATTTTTTGGCTAAAAGACGGATTTGCCAAGGGAGATACGATTGATTTATCGGCTTCCCAAGTTCTAGACGAATCATCAAGTTCTAAAGCAGACAGAGCCGACAAAGCAAGAATTGAAGCTAAACGTCTAGGTCAGGAAATCAGAAATTCAAAATCAGACAATGTAATCCTTGCAAGCTCTATTTTTGAAAAGATGGATCACTTGCCTCGTGTTACAAAAGGTACAGAGTTCTTAGAATACCTTCAAATGAAGGAAGGTTCTATTATTTGTCAGTGTTTCGGCCTTACTCCTGAATTAATCGGTTTAGGGGATGTATCAGGAAACGTATCTATGGAAAGAATCATAGATAATGCCATGACAAATACAATCGTACCAATGCGAGAAAGGTTCGCCACTCAGATTTCTCCTATGTTAAGTGAGAAATTAGGTGTGCCAAAGGTTTATTTTGATAAATACGAATTGAAAGAACAACAAGACAAGTCTGCAAAGACATATAAATTGGCCTTGTCAGTTACTCAAATCGTAGGTGCGATTGTCAACGGAGCAGAAGCGTTAGACAAGAGCACAAAGAATTACATGATGGAATCAGTTACTAGAATGATGGATTCTATCGAGAAAACGCTATAGCGAGAGGAGAAAATAAAATGGAAATGGATATTTTAAAAAGTATCTTATCTGAAAATGAGGTAACACCCCTAGGAAGTTTGAATGGGACTCCGTTATATTCATTTGAAGATGCACAGAGAATCAACAAGATTGGATTGGTAAAAGAGAAAATCCAAGGTAAAGAGGTTGAATTTGGTGAAAGACCTATGCGACCTGATGGATTAGGGTATTTGGAAACAAAAGCCAATGCAATTGCAGTTCCAACTTCTTTCTTTGAGAACAGATACAGAAAAGTAGAAATCGTAAAAACTGTTGCCAATGAAAAAACAAAGAAGGAAGAAACTGTTAAAGATGTATATTACGAAGTCGTAACAGACTACAGAGCTTGCAAAGAACAGGCTAGTGGACGTGTATATACAACTACAATTCCTGTATATCAGATTGGAGCTAAGAAAGATTCAAAAGGAAATGCTGATTTATTCTTAATTGGTCAAAGAAATATTTCAGATACAGACTTTATCAACGAGTTCAAAGGTAAATTGAACAAAGAATCAATGGTCAAGATTCTTAAATTGATTGGTAATAACCCAACAAAACAAGTAGAAGATACATTAGAGTTTTAATAAGAAGTAAAAAGTAGAAGAAAACAAGGCAATATTTGGAAATAAACAAAAGGTATAAACAGTTTTCACTGTCTATATATATTTTTGCATATTTCGAGGTATTGCCTTTTTATATGCAAAGCAACGAAAGGAGATACATAAATGTCAATTAAACGTAGTTTCACTGTAAAAATCACTTTTAAAGAAGGGTACGGAAGCCCAATCACTTTAGAAGGAAAAGATGCGACTGCTTTTAACACTGCTTGGCATAACAAATTGAATGACCAAGACGGAGCTATTGGATTTGAATGGCCAGTTATTACAAAAACAACGGAAGAACCTGCAAAAACAGTAACAACTTATACTTCATTCTTATTCTGCAATGTAGCAAAAGTAGAACGCTCAGAACAAACAGAAACAAAGTATACAGACGATCAATGCCATGATGCTTAGAAGGAGAGACCATGCAAAACAACGTACAAACTATTAACGGTGTTACTTGGTTCGATTCCCTAGAAGAAAGAAATGCTTTCTTAAAGCAAAATGGTAGACATGAGTTCGCATTGGAAGAAGCAGCAAAGAACGCAAAACAGTATTTGAAACTTCTTGATGTAATAGAAGAAAAAACGCAAATTGACGTTTATTCAAGATTAGATAGCGGTACTTTGCTATACGGATATGTAGTTCTAGAACCTAAGAAGAAATACAAGATTCCCGAAGATAAAGTTTTGTTAGAAGCACTTAGAAACAAAACTATTCAAAAAAGATACGATTCCACAATGGAAGAAATCTTAAAAGGAGCAAAGATTCCATACGAAGTCAAGAAGTGTAATTCATGTGGTGGAAGGATTCAGAAATTGTTCTATAAACCCGTAATCGTAGTAGAAACGGAGACTAAGAAATAATGCCACAAAAGAAAAGAGTTCCAACATATGTAGAAAGCATTAAAGATAGCCTTGATCGCAGAAAAAAAGGAAAAGCATTTTATGACAATGCAATCACTTTATCTAGCGTAGATAAAGAAAACCATTATGTCAGTGTGAACCTATCCTCAGGGTACGTAGAAAACAAACCTACACGTCTTATTGACGAGGGGGCAATAACATATGAGGGTGGAGATGATATTCGTCTATACATCAAAAAAGGGGCAGTACAAGCGTTCTACGATAGCTTGAGTTCTGATTATGTAGGATATATCAACTTAGCTCACATTGACATTACATCACTCCCTTTAAATTTAGGTACATGGACTAAAGATGATTTAACAGTTGTCGATATTGGGGATGGAAGAAAAGGTCTTGATGTAAACGTCAAACTAAACAGGGAATTGCACATAGTGCAAGATTTATTGAAACAAGAAATACCATTGAGTATTAGTGCAGAACTGAGAGGGACACTCGATTTTGAATCTTCATTTAAATTTAATGCACCATTCTACAACGAAATCGAGATTTCTGGTTTCTCAGTTGTTGCAAATCCAGCCAATGTAAACAGTACAGGCGAAAATTTAAACAGTAAAGGAGACTCAGAAATGAACCTATGGGAAAAGATTTTAAAGTTGAGTTCTGAAAATAAAGAAGAAAAGAAGAATGAAGCTTTAGAAAACAAAGATGAAGAAAAAGAAGAAAAAGAACCTTCTAAAGAAGAAAAAGCACCTGAAAGTAAAGAAGAAGGAACAGAAAACAAAGAAGAAGCTAAAAAAGGCGAAGAAACATTAGAAACTGTTGAAATGTCTAAGGATGATATGGAAAAAATCAACAAATTCATGGATGCTTTTGAAGCTTTAAGTGCAAAAGTTGAAGCATTAGAACAAGAAAATGCTGAATTAAAAGAAAAATTAAAAAATTCTAAGAAAGAAAAAACAGAATTTGAAAAGAAAGCAGAAAGCACATTAGACAGATTGTCTAGTTTGATCTCAGGACAAGCTAACGATAAAGAAAAGAAAGAAGAAAAATTAGCTTCAACTTCTAAAGTTAGCGGAGATATGTGGGGATAGGAGGTAAACCATGTTAGATTTATTATTTACAAATCCTGATAACACATTATTAGAGAAAATGGCAGTTACACCAGGAATGGTAGAACGTCTAAGTTCTAATATCGAGGATTTAACATCATTCTCAAGAGCTTATATTGATTATGAAAAAGCAAGACAGAATTTAGCAGCAAATGCTGCTAAATCAAATGTAGGAACAGTTGGTATCGGTACTGATTATTCAGATAACTCACCAGCCAATCCATTCCAAAACGTGTTCCCATTAGTTTCTTGGTTAATGAACACACCAGCTTCACGTAAGATGCAAGGTGCTATGAACCGAGGAGCATGGAGCGTTACAAAAAAAGAAGATGGCAAATTCTATATTCAGTTGCCATTCACATACGGAACAACAGAACCTAAATCAACACAAGGTGAATGTTGCTGGGTTCCATTAGATTTAGCTAAGTGTGGTAGCAATGCTCCGTTGGCATTGTTGTGCTTAAAGAGTTGCGAACCTATTATGGATAGCTTAGTAAATGAAACACGTAAAATCAAAGCTAATGACATGGTTTGCTACTTCCAACGTGAAGGAGAAACTATTAAAGAAGCTCAGAAACGTATGGATTTAATTTCAATGGCATACTTCACTGCTATTAACGTAATCTTAGGGACAATGTCTACAGGTACTCCTACATTGAAACCATTCCATGGATTATTGGAAGTAATGGAAAATAAAGCAGTTATCAAAATTGTAGGTACAAACGTATTATCTGCGTTTGATTCAGTTGGTTTACGTTTGGCAGCTTTAGGAGATGGCGATTACAAATTCGCTTGTCACCCATTGGTACTTGAAGGTATCAAATCTGTTATTGTTCCAGGTAAATTCAACGGAGAATATCCTGATGGATGGACTCGCAATAAAGAAACAGGAGAAGTCGCATTCAAAGGACATGGATTTATCGCAGATAAATTAGTTCCATGTGACATCACAAAAGGCACAGGTGATGTATGGGTATTAGAAGGAAATACAGTAGGTTTGGTAATGGGAACTACTTTCCAACCATCTGAAAAATTCCAACGTCATACATTCGGCGCTACAGATACACCATCTGAAGGATGCGGTACTCAATGTGATTACTACTACAACTTTGGATGTGCATTTGGAACTGATGCAAACCGATTAATGGTAATCCAAGGTATCCCAATGTCAGCAGCTACATTAGGAGATACATTAAACGGATTAGACCTTGTATTAAAACCAACAACTATCGTACCAATCAACATTGGTGAATAATGTACGAAAAAATTGTCGAACAATTGAAAAATTATTGTTCGTGCATAAAGGAAAGCGATTTAGAAGCAGATAAGCTTGAAAAGAATGTTGGAGAACTAATTGATTTAATTAGTACCATCACTTGTTGGAAAAACCATCCATGTGAGACTTTCCTCTCATCTCAAAGAGAGGAAGTCTTTGATGTTGGTGAATTTAAGAAATGTGGATGCGATTCAGGGATTGTACGCATACCGCTATTCTATCCAATGATTGACCCAACAACGATTGAAGTATCTGTTATCACTAGAGAAAGAATTACATTTACTACTCACAAATTAGAAGTCGATAAAGATTTTTCTTATAACCCATACGACAGTATCGTGTACGTTGATTTATCTAATATCGACTACAAAGATGTGTGCAATTGTGGATGTGATGAATTATCTAAGATCGTTGTCAGTTATGTAGCTGGATATGAAACGATACCTGAATGTCTATTGCCTGTATTCTGCGACTTTCTACAATTTGTTATCGCAATGAATAGATGCAAATGTGGTTGTAGCACTTGTGAAGAAACAGATGGTAGTGATGTTCTTATCTCAGAAGAAAATTCTGATGCTCAGATTTCAATTAGTGTGTATGTTCGTGAACATATTACAAAAGCGTATTCAGAGCAGTTAGGTATCTTGTCAGTATGTAATTCAAAAGACACATGGGTTGGTGCAGTAGTATGAGAATTAAATATATTGGAATGAAAAGTTCCACAAAGAAAAACGGATGCCCTGTATGCGGTGCGAAAGCCAAATCAAACACATCTTATGATTATTCAAAACGTATGTGTTTGCCTAGTGGCCTAGTAAAAATATTCCTTATGAACAAAGTTGAGGAAGTATCGTATGAAGACGGTGTATTCCTAAAAGGCTTTAAATACGTCTATGGAGGCAAACTTTATTACCCCTTTATCGAGGTGTAGGAAATGCTAAAAGGCCTCTTAGAAGATGTTATAGAAGCGTGTGAAGAAGATTTTGAAGGATTGGCTAGCGAATTAGAAGAAACTATGCGAGATGAAGCTCCAAGAGGGAGTAGATTCTATGCTCAAGAAATGACAAGTATGCCATGGAATGAATATAGGCCAGGTGCTTTAAAGGATTCAATCACGAAGGAAAAAGTATCTAATACCGAATATCTAATCGGAGTAGATGCAGACAAACTAGAAAAAGATTCTAGAAACCCTTCTCACGTTGATTACTCCCCAATGGTACAGAATGGAACGAAACGAGTTTATACGTTAGTGCGTAAAAACGGAAGGCCATTCGTTTGGGTAGATGAAATGGGAAAGAAACACTTTGCACACAAAATTAAGATGCCACCTAGAAAGGCAAATGATTTTGTTGCTAGAGCGGTATCTAGATTTGATGCAAAAGTTAAATAAAGGAGATTAAAAATGGAAGAAAAAGTTTCAAAAGCTAAAAAGACTCCTGAACAGAAAGTAGATGTTCAAGCATTTGTTTCACGCAAACTAAACGCTTTAAATCAATTAGGCGGTGCTAAAGCAGAGCGTGCTATGGAGCGTGTACTAAAAGCTACAATGGGAGGGCAAAAATAATGTCTAACTGCAACATTAACAAAATTATTAGTGACAAATTAAGTGTCTCTAAATTAACTAAAACTCAAGAAATTGATATTACTATCATGAGTGATATTGATTCTTGTTTAAAAATCAATACTCGTAAATTTGAAAAGATTACAGGTACTGCTAGTGCTTATACATCACGTACTATTGCACCTGATTTAATCAACGTTTGCGAATCATTTGGATGTAAGAATACAGGTACATTGTTCATCACTTCTAAAGAAACGGATGCAGAAGGTGCAGACGGAAACAAAGTACACACAAGCGGTGCAGTATTTAAAGCATTGAAAAATGCATTAGACTTTGCAGCAGGTGTTGTTTACTACTACGTAAACGTTCCTCAAGCAGGTACTTACACAATCACAACAAAGATTTCAGATGTTTTAGATCATGAAATGACAAATGCAGATGAGTATACAAGCACTTTAAAAGCAGATAAAGAAGGATTCTACCCTGTACAGATTGACTTATCAACAGTTCCTACAAATGTAGTAGGAGAAGGATGGAAAGCAAGTACATCAGGTGTCCGTTTAAGCATTGAAGTAGCGTTAACAGACAAATCAACAAATAGTATCTTGATTGGTCTTTCTTCAATCAGTTTCTTTGAAGAATTTGCAGACTTAGATTCTAACAACGACATTAAAGTAAGTTGCTTATCAGGATTTGATGGTGACGATACTGTAGACCCTGTAGATACAAGTTGCTTTGATGATTCTTATGATGATGATTCTGCTTCTATTGAGCGTTCATTTACAGGCACTCAATTAACATCAAACTACTTAACTATGAACCCATTTATCGGCAAGGGAGATAAGTCTCAAGGCTTTATGATGCGTACTCAGGAAGTGGTTATTGAAGAAGATAAAGAACATTCTGAATATGGTTCAATCCATATTGCAGACCACTTTGTTGAAGAATGTGGATTTATCTATGCAGCATTGAGTGACCAATGTAATATCACAGATTCTACATTGAACCGAATTAACACTCCATTGTTGGCTAATTTAGATGAGTCTCAATACCAAGTATTGAACAGTAAAATCAATCCAAGCTTAGATATTGAGGGTTCAAAAATTTATTTCAACAAAAATTTAGTAGGTAAAACATTAAAGATTTCTTATCCAATGACTGTTGATGTATTGCAACACTATGTAGCAAACAACGATAGCTTAAAGAATAAGAGAGCAAAAGTTACAATCACTCGTTATAGAAGTGATGGAACTGCGGAAGTATTTACTTACCACAATGCAAAAATCACTTCATTCCCAATGGGTATCCCTGATGATGGAGCGTTTGAATTTAGTTTAGCGTTCAAGAAAGATACTCGTGGAAACTGGTATGAAGTTTATGTAGTAAACAAAGCTAACGCTAATTTATAGAAATTGAGAGGCAAATGAGATGGAAGAACAAAAGATTTTAGAACCAACACAGTTAAATGCCATGATTGAAAAGTTAAAAGTAGCTCGTGAGGATGATACTCCTCACGCAGTCTATGGCAATGGTGGTGAAATTGCAGTTGTTGGTGATGCAAATAAGACAGATGTTAAAACAATTGATATTGAAGTGAGTTTTAGATTCACTGAAAAAGAAATCGAAGAACATAAAATTGATGTTCCTGAGAATGCTAAAAGGGTAGGGCAATATGTTATGTTCGATAAGAAGTTTGAAAATCTAACATTATCTCCTAGACAAGATATGAAGATGGTAGAAGCTTTAATCGAAGTAAAACCATTGCTATTGGATGCAGAACAAATCCTAGACCCATATAAAGAAAAATTCCAAGAAATCGAGGAATACTATGGCCACAAATTCATTGAAGGAAAAGATGGAATCGTTACAACAGACACAGATGATGAAGAAGTGAGCAAAACTATGGTTCAGATTTATGAAGCGTATATGAATGAAGCAAACGAACAGATTTTCCATTTATACGCTCAATCCTCTACAAATTTAGTTGATGGACTTTATAAAGTTGTTGCAATTTTCTTAGGATTAGATGAATTTTATGAAGATCACATGATGCAATATTCAGTTTTAACTTGCATGATTAGCCTAATTATCAAATATCCTGAATTATTTAATGAGGTAGAAACAGTTTTTATCAAATAATTGATAAGGGGGATGATAAAAAGGATTCAGTAAAAAAAGCAAAGTCTTATGTTGCAGAACTAAATCTTTATTCAACCATGGCTCATTATGTCGGTAAAATTCTAAAAATACGCCCCAATGAGATATTAGACCATTGGGGTGTTTCTGAATTAGTTGTAGCCTTTGGGTACTACGCAAATCTACAAAGCGATAAAACATGGAATGAAATTAACGAGGCAAATAAAAATTCTAAAAAGAAAATACCTCAGATTGACAGATATGCGGTTCATTTCATGCAGAAAACAGATTTAGCGAAGGAGTCCGAAGATGTCAGTACGTGAAGTCGGTGCTAGGTTAGTCCTTGACATTAAGGATGCCGAAGCAAGAATAAAACAACTTGAAAAAGAGTTAAAAGAAATTGAAAAGGTAAAACTCAAATTTGATGCTAACACCCAAGAATTAGAAAGAATTAAGGCAAGATTAGAAGAAATCAAAAAAGAAAAGGAAGCTTTAGAAAGACAAAAGATTGCTCTGAAAGTAGATTTGGATAATCTAGCTAATTTCAAGAATCAATTATTGGATATTAAAGATGATATTAGTGAGCTTAAAAAAGAGTTATTAGCCTTGAGTAATAAAAAGCTTTCTATTGATATTGATTTAAAAGCTAATGCCAACGAAATTCATGATGTCATTAATGACATGACACTAGGTGAAAACGATAAAAGCGACAAGCTTAAAGACCTATACAGTGCACGTGAAGCTCTCAAATATGATATGCGAGAGGTTGGCATTGAAATTGATGAAGTACAAAAGAAAATTAACAATCTTAACAAAGAGAAGATAAAGATTGAAGCTAACATCAGTGAATTAAATGATGCTCAAAAATTGGTTGATGAGATTGATGATTCAATCGCAGATTTAGATAAAGAAAAAATAAAATTAGAAGCTGATTCTTCTAAGTTAGAAGATACAAATAAAAAGCTAGATGAAACAATCGGAAAAGAGAATGATGTAAGAAACACAAAAGCTGATATTGAGTCACAAGTTATCGGCTATCAAGATAGTTTGAATAAACTAAACAATCTTCAACAAGCTGCTAAAGCTTTGAAAACTGCTAGTAAGGTTACATTTGATGTCGGAAATAAAATGTCAAATCTAGGCTCTAGTATGTTGAACATTGCTAAGAATTTTCAAAACAATCCAATAGGAGATATTGGACGATTCTTAGTACAAGGTGTTGGATATTCTAGCTTGTATAGATTGGTTTCAGGTGCACAAAACGCAATGGGCGAAGCATTTTCAAACGGTGTTAAAAGATACGATACAATCAAAGTTGCGAAAAGAACATTGTCCACTGTAGTAGGTGATGTAGACGATTCTACAACGAAAATCCAAAAGATGATTGATAACCTAGATGAAAGCATTTTGGGCCTACCAACCACTTTAGATGACGCTCTAAGCCATGTTACGAGATTTACTTCAATCAATCATGATTTAGATAGGTCTCAAAAGCTATTCTCGGCAATTAATGATTCCATTTTGACATTTGGTGGAGATTCTGAGGGAGTAAACAATGCGGTTACTCAGTATTCTCAAATCATGGGTTCTAAAATGGATGCTCGTACATTGAGATCAATGGAAGATGCAGGTATGACACCAGCCTTAACTGCTATTGCAAAGAAATTTAATATGTCATTTGCAGAGTTTAGAGAAGCATTTACAGGTTCAAATCCAACTATTTCATTACAACAATTTGAAGATGCTCTGATTGAATTGGATGAAAAAGGTGGTGGTGGCCTAAATTCGTTGGCAACTATGGTTAAATCATCTGTAGCCACAATCTCAAACGGTCTTGACTTAATCCCTAAGAGATTTAGTAAAGCCGAAGAAAAGTGGTTAGGTGCATTAGATGAGGTTTCAACGGAATTAACAGGAGCTACAATTTACGGAAATATCTATAAACTTTCTCAAAAAGTTGAAGGCTTAGGAGATATAGGAGCAAACTTCATTAGAAGCCATAAAAAAGAAATTGGCGAAGGCATAGACTTCATTAAAACGAAGTTCTCTGAATTATTGAGCGTTTTAAAAACGTTTAGTTTCAAAGATTTTGTTGGTGGATTTAAAAAAGGATTAGATGATTTCAAAGGAGCAATTGATTTCTTCAAGCCTCTTGTTAGCGGTCTATATAATTTTGCAAAAGATAAAATCACCGAAATGGGAGACGGAAGCTTTTCTAAAGGATTAGGACGTTTCGTATCAGACTACATCCAAATTGGTATTGGATTAAAGTATGCTGGTAATTTAATGAAACTTGGAAGCGGTGGAATTAGCCTTTTAGGAGATTTAGTAAACATTTCTTCAAAATTCAAAGGAAAAAGTTTCAATATTCCATTCCTAGGAAAATTAGGAAGTAAATTTAGTTCTATTAAAGATGCATTCAAGAGTTCAGATGAGATTACTACTGCGGTAGGCACTCCTAAAACTTTTGATACAGTAGGATTTAAAAATAAATTATCTTCATTAGCTATCATAGCTGGTGGGGCAGGAACAATTATTCTTTATTGCAAAGCGATAAAGGAAATTGAAAAGAATGTTCCAAATGACATTACAACATTGCCTATGCGATTAACAAATTTGTTCTCTGTAATGGGATTGATGATGGGAGCTAACACACTTAATGCAGCAGTTTCAAAAGTATTAGAGATGAACAATGCCTTAACAGGATTGGCAATGATGATTGGTCAAGGCGGAGCTTTATGGCTATTTGCAAAAGCTATGCAAGAGCTAGATAAGACTATGCCTGATGGATTCGACACATTCAACGATAAGTTATTAGGCTTATTTGAGTGCATTGGCTCTATGACACTTATTACAGGTATTCAAGGTGGTGCTGGTGTCCTAACGGGTGGAATCACTACATTGGCCCAAGTGCTAGGAATGGTAACAACAACAGGACTAGCTGGTACGTTGATTGCTTGTGCTAAAGCTATGCAAGAAGTCGATAAGAATGTTCCTTCAAACACAAAAGGATTGAAAAAGAAAATCCAAGGAATTATGGATGTCATTGATATGTTTGAAGGTGGAGGAACACTTTCTTCTTGGTGGAGTCAAGTTATTAAAAGCTCTGAGTCTTTATGGAAAAATATGGAGACTTGGAATATTACTAGGATTCTAAAGAAACTTGTTACTATTGGAGAATCAATTTCAAAAGTACAAGTAATGAGTATTGATAGTAGTTCTTTCAACGATCAATTCAAAGATATTCAAGAGGTAATCAAGAATATTAATGATTTTGAGTTTCCTACAGTTAGCACATCAAGTGCAACAAACATTGCGGATGCAAACAGTATCGTTAAGAACTATACAACAATGGCTTCTAGCCTTTCTAAGATGTCTAGTATCAATGGAAGTTCAATTAACGTTGAGAATTGTACAAGCATTTTAAAGAATGTCGCTAGTGTTGTTAGTGAAATGAAAAAAATTGTATTCCCTGATGTTACAAAGAGTATTAAATCTAATTTAAACTCTACAAATGCTCAAGAGTTCCTAGATACATTGAAGATTTTGGAACAGATTGTTCCTGAATTTGGAAACTTGCAAGCAACAATCACAAACAATCCTTTACCAAATGCAGAGGATATTAAAAAGACAATCTCTAGTATTTCTCAAGCAATTGGATACATTTCTGTTGCTGGTGTTGGAACAGGAAAAGACAAGAATATGTTGTCTTATAACTTAAGACAAATGCCTGATTCTAAGCTATTTAACAACGCACTAAAGGCGATTACAACTTTAGGTGATATAATCCTCAAGTTTGGAACTTTGAACGTGTATTCAACTGATTTCGACTTTGAAACACTGAGAGCCAATATTAAGAGTATTGGAAATGCAGTGAATGAAATGGCAACCAATAAAGGCTTAACAGAAAATCTAGAGAATATGGACACAGTTAATAAAACTGTTTCTAAGTTGAAAAAAACGTGTGAAAGCTTAAATTCTATCGTTGGATTAAATCTAGATTTCGTTAAGATTGGAGAAGTCACAACAGGTATTCAAACGTTCCTAAACAATGTTAAAGGATTGAAGGTTGGAGAAGCTACTACAACTGTTGTTACAGAAGTAAACTCAATCGTTACTTCCTTCCACAACATGGCCACAACGTTATCTAACATGAAGTCTGAATTTAATACCTCAGGTACAGATATGGCCAATGGAATTATTGAAGGTTTCAAAAGTATTGATATTGAAGGTTCATTTGGAACTAAGATTGATAATGCTAAAGCTTCATTGAAGAAGAAAAGCTTCAAATCCGTAGGTAAGAAGTTTGGAAAAGATGTTGTAAGTGGATTTAGTGAAGGCATCTCTAATATGTCTAGTTCAATCTCTAATCAGATTACTATGATGTATGGATATTCAACACGATTCACAGATTTAGGACAATATTTAGGAAGTGCATTTAAAAATGCGTTCAACAATCAATCAGGAAGCATTAATACAGGCGGTACAACCACTCCTACAGTAAACAGAGGAAATGAATCACAAGGAAAAAACTTTAAGTTTGCTAAAGGTGGCCCAGTTTACTTGAAAAAAGGCGGACAACCTATCGTTATGAAGCCTAGTGGAACAGATACAGTGCCTGCTATGTTGACTCCTGGTGAGTATGTAATGAAACGTAGTGCAGTTAAGAACGCAGGTCAAAGCTTCATGGATAAAGTAAATAACATGGATTTAAAAGGTGCATTCAAAGAATTGTCTACTAGATATGGTTCTCATGTTGGAAACGTTGTTAATAAGAACGTGACTATCAACAATAACGATAATCGTGTTACGAATAACAGTATTGCTTTCAACGAAGGAAACGAAAGAAGGCAGGCTATCAAAGTAGGTAGATGCTTGAGAGGTTTGGCATAATGACTTGTTATAACTTAAACCCATTAAAAACATACGTTCAGTTTAATGATCTTGTAATAGACAGTGCGGAGGAGATTTCCTCTGCCTCTCTAAAGCAAGATACAAAGACCGCAACGCAAGAATACAGTTACGGACATGGTAGTTATGTTGCTTTCCAAAAGAATCAACAGTTTCTTACGGAAGGTGATTTGTCCTTAACGTTGAATTTTAATTATGAACATTTTCATGATGAAGATAGAAGATTCCTACGTGACTATTTCAATTTGAATTTGCTTAAACCTGGAAGGTTATGGGCGATTCAAGATAACAAATTGATTTGGGCATGGGCCTATGTCACAGGATTTAGTGAAGATTACAAAAAATACCAAGGTTATCTATCAATGGATATTGATTTTAAACTTTGGGAAGGTGTATGGCATATTGCAGACACAAAGAAAACATTCTTAGTTCCTTACTCTGTATGTAATATCCTTGATTGCGAGGATTTCAGAGATGCTCAAGAGTGCTTATCGTGTTGTGTTACTTGCCCCCCTGATATGGAAACTTGCAATTCGTGTTTATGCGATTGTGGAGACATTACAGAGGAAACATCTTTATGTGTAATGGGAACTAAAGCATTGGAAGATTTTATGAATTGTGGCAATTCATACAAGATTGTCTACGATTGCATCAAAGGTGAACAGATTTTCGGTGATGATTTGATTAAGAACAAAATCTGTAAAAAAGATTATTGTGTTGAGTCAATTGCTGGAAGATTCTACAGTGGAACAGTATTAGATACCGATAAGGTCAAATTGATTCTAGATGGTAAATTCCAAAACCCTGAAATTGAAATCAACGGAAACAAAATGATGATTTTAGGTGAATATGATGGAATTTTAACACTTGATTCAAGTTGGAACTTATACTTTACTGCGGATGGATGTTGTGCATCAGAGGAAGTAGATTTAGATAATCTAGTGATCGAAGATGAATTTGGGTTCACGGTACATCATGGAATGAATAGATTAGTGGTCACAGGCTCATGTTGTAAGATGGCTTGTGTATATATAGATGTTGATGAACTTACAAATTAAGGAGGCTTGCAGTGGCGAATGTAAAAAGTTATTGCACTGCTTGTGGAAAGTTAAAAGATAGCAGTGCAGAGTTTATCCAAAATGGTGTTACAGATTCAATCTGTACGTCTTTAGGAAACGATACAGGCTTAAATCCTGATAATGGTAATAATACGTGTACAGACATGGAAAATGCCAATGATTGTCTTACAAAAGGCTTGTATGACATCATAGATGGATTTGATTTGTGTGATTGGAAATTATTCATGAGTCAATATGCCAACAATGATTACAACATGAAAGCAGCTATGATTTGTTGGATGTGTGGATTGCAAGACCAGTTGTATAATCTTCAACTTCAAAATTTGGCAATCGAAACGCAATATACTATTGAACAGTCTACACCTGGATTGAGCGTTGAAATTGACAGACAAGGTAATTTCACATTCAGATATTCAGATTGGATTCACACTAGTGATTACGAGAAAGTAGCTGACGGAGTTATTACAGGAAAAGTAGATTTCTGTATGAAGCCTAACAAAGATAAGAGTGCTACATACAAATTCAACAGTGTTACATTGAAACACTACTCTTATAAAATGACAGGAGTTCAAGCTGGTTCAGCTCCTACTGTTTCGATTCGTGTTCCTAATAAGAGTGGATCGTTGGTTTATTCAAAAACAACAAATGCTTCATTTGAAGAAGATATTAACAAAACAGTGGAATTAAGCATGAGTGGAACAGTAAAAGCTGGAGAAACAACGAATTGGTTGCAGTTCCTTTCTATTTATGTTGATTGGATAGAAGATGATGAAATATCTCTACACACTCGTTTTGTAAATGATAACAAGGTAAACTTCGTTATCTGTAGAGATTAGGAGGTACACATAAATGAATAAAGATGTTTGTTCTGCTTGCGATTCTTTGAAAGCTACAAGCAGTAATTTCATTCAAAAAGGTGTAACAGATGCTATTTGTGCAAATCTTAAAGCAAATCAAGGGTTTGAAAATAAGGGCCATAACAACTGTACAGATATGCACGATATGAACGATTGCTTATTAGGTGGGTTGTTAGAAAAGATTGATACATATGATGTTTGTGATGTAAAAGAAGCTATCAAAGATTTGGAAAAGAATTTAATCAGTATCATGGATGTAATGATTTGTTCTGATTGTGGGCAATGGGAAGAAATCGAAAAGCTATGGGCAGAAATCCAAAAGATTTGGAATGCTATCAGAGATTTACAAAATAAGGTCGGAAAATTTGAAGGCAGCATTGGAGATATGTACAGTGCGGTTGAAAAGATTCTTACAAATCTTAAAAACAGTGGAGCATGGAAACAAACAGGAGATACTGTATTTGAAGGAAAATTCAATGACGGAAGAAGCATTGCTACAGGTAATATAAATATCTTTGGTGGTACTCCTGATGGAAATTCATACATCCGTACTAATAACGGAAGTTCTGAGAATGATTTGGCTGGTGGTGTTTAATGGCATGGCAAAACTTTCATGGAGCTTACGATAACACAGGGCCATACGCAAACGTAGTATTAGGTGGAAATCCAGGCGATACCGCAGACTTTGGATTCCCACTTGCTACCGCCCATGCAAAAGGCTATGGAAAAGGTATCAACTTTTCAGATGATGGAAACTATGGTGTTACGTTCACATTAGATTTAGTTGGATATGGTGTAACGGATACTGGTCAATATACAGGAAACGGAAAGTATGTACAGTATGGTGGAAGATATAACTATATTTTGATCATTAGCGTTTCTAACAACAATAAAGCCTCATGGAGAGAGATTTACAATCAAGTAATATTCTCTCATGCAGATACATGGCCATTAGCTTATTCATCAGGATGGGAAACAGTGGCACAAAATAGTCAATGGAGTGGTAAGTTACAACTTCCGACAGATACAACACACGTTAAAGTTGAATTAAGAGGTGAAGATGCTACATTACCTTACGAGAATATATATTCTATTCAACAAGTTATCCCTGATTTTAGACCATGGGCAGTAAGAAAAGGTAAAGTGTTCTATTCTTTGGATAGAGCTACAGGATGGTTTAAAAAGAGAGTTAAAGGCTCTTGGGCCACTATTGGCAAATATAGTGCTGATAAAGCGAATAAAGAAAACCAAGGGTCAAGTAGAATTAGAAAAAATGGTAAATGGGTAGGACAAGGCAAAATTGGTAGTTAGGAGTAAATATGATTCCTTACTTTGAAATATTAGAATTTGGAAAAGTTAAGAAAAGATTCAGAGAGGCTTTAAGCACAATCAGTTTTTCAAACGAGTTAATGACAGTACCTGAAATGCAAATCACAATTCCTAACGAATACTACGATTTAATCTCAGGAAGAAAAGAAATGCGAGTAATCATGGATTGTGGAGTTTTCTACGGAATGATTACTGACTATAAACCATCTGTAAGTGGCTTAAACATATCTCTAACGCACGTAATTAACGAATGGACATATAGACAAGTCCCAACAAATTATGCGGTTAAAAACGCTCTTATAAAGAACGTATACGAAAGCGAAGATATGTATTACTCGACTCAGTGGAAGATGAATTTTGAAACTGAGATTGATAACGAAAAGATTGACTATGTTTATTCTAGACAATCTAAATTGGATGCACTTACTAAAACTTGTGAATTGACACAATCTGTTTATTGGAGAGTTCCATTTACAAATGATAAGCAAGTTGAAGTTGGATATTTTGGAAAGAAACAACCTGTTATGCTTTCTAATAAACCAACGTTAGGAAGAAACTACAGAATCATTGGTGAGCCAACAATGGAAACCAATTTTTCGGATGTTATTAACTTAGCTACAGTTTATGCTAATAAATCTGATAGTGGTATGTCCTCTTTGTCATTAAGAGAAGTATATAACGATAAAAGCTTACAGAACCCTAAGTTTCCTGTAGTTATTTTGAGATCAAACATAAATAACGAGCGTGATTATGAATATGTAGACTTTCCTAAATTAGCTCCTAACAATCAATTGGAGTATTCGATTGTTGATACGGAATCAGTTGGATATGAAAGCGGTGTATTCATTGAAGGAACATTTGCTTTTGATGATTTATCGCCATTTAGTCTAGAGGACATGACAAAAGACTCTAAAGACTATAAATGGGTAATTCCTAAAGAGCAAAGATTTTTGACGGATGCAGAGGAAATAAACAATGCTAAAGCCTTATGGCACTCTTTAAAAGACATTTGGAGCAAATCTGCTATTGCTGCTTTATGTGGTTCGTGTCACGTAGAATCAACCTTAAACCCTAACTTGTATCAAATGGGTGATGTTCCTGATTCTCAAAAAGGATTTGGATTGGTTCAATGGACACCATACACACGAATTACAAATTGGTTAGGCTCTCATGGGTATACAAGCTACACAATGTACGGAAAAGGGGAAGTAGCTAAGTTAGTTGAAGAATGGTCAACAAACGCTACAAATGGGCCTTGGATTCCTACTCCTTCATATAACATTACATTCCAACAATGGTCACACATGGAAGCCGATATGAATTACATGGTAATGGCTTTTATGGCAGATTATGAGCGAGGTGATACATCTATTGATTTACAGTATCAAAAACGTATTGAATTTGCTCAACGTATTTATGGTTTGATTCCTGAGTGGGAACAAGACGATAACGGAACTACAACCGATACGGATAAAACACAATCTCGTCCTTGGAACGCTCAGAATTTTATCAACACATGGAATGGTCAATCTATCGACATGGATGGTGTACCTCCTGAGCAACCATATCAATGTGTAGATGCTTGGAAAAAAGCATTGCAGACATTAAATTATCCTGACCCAACGAGAGCTATTGGCGGTGATGGATATGCAGATTACATTTGGTATAACAGAGATGAATTAGGCTATTCTCAATTCTTTGATTATGTTGATACACCTCAATTTGGTGATTGGTGCATATTCGGTAGAGGTGGTGACACACCTGCATCACACGTTGCAATGTACGTTTCAGATGCTGGTAATGGTAGAGCTAATTTCTTTGGCCAAAACCAACCTTATCCGTATTGCAATACCACAACAATAAGTACATCAAATATCATTGGTATTTTCAGAGTAAAGAGTGTTTATGTACAACAGAGCATTGACCCTGAGTCTACAAACGGAACAACTATCATTACTGATAACGATAGAATTTATGCGGCCAAGGTTGTATATGATTGTGCCTGTAGAAAACTAATTAATGCAAGAAGAAAGTTTTCTATCAACACTTCTTGTGAAGCGTTGCCTAAAGAAGTAAACGTAGGCGATAGAATCAGATTTATTTATGATCTCAATTTATTGCAATTGGGAAGTTGTAACAGATACATGAAACGTATTTTAAAGCAAGATGATTGGTTCTATATCACAAACCTACAAAGAGAAATAGATAAAACAGGAGTTGAAATAGACACATTGACTCTAGAGAAATTCCTAAGAACAGATAGAGACGGAAAGAGTGGTTAGTTATGGATATTAGTAAGGCGATAAATATATTAGCTGATAGTGTCTATGATTTGAAAGAAAAAGGAAGATACAATTCCATTCAACGTAGAAACCATATAGTTGATTTTTATGGGTACGAGTTCCCTAGATGGGGATGTTCAAGTTCTAAACCAGCGGTAATAGGAATGTCAATTTCTCAGGATTTGATTTATTATGAGCGTTTTGAGTTTAAACTAGTAATAGATAATTCTACTGCTACAAACTTTAATGTTGAGATTGAAGGAATAGACATGACACCATATTTCAAGCAGCAATTCAACGGAGCGTGGATTACAGGCAATGGACTATGGCCTGGGCAATACTCGAATTTTGATGTTCTTAAAGCTTGTGGATATCTTTCAGAGGATGAGAGAAATAGAATATTAGATCCAGGATATAAAACAATCAAAGTAACAGGAAACGGAAATTTTGATTGTACGTTAGTAAATTATCTTAAATATAGTCATGTAAACAGATAAGAGGTATCTATGAATAGATATGAGCAAAGAATTGAAAATCTATCAAATCATGTAAAACAAAATCCTAGAGATTGGCAGTCTGCCATATCGCTATTGAAATTGAACAGTCAACAAATTGACTTTAAAAGAAAACAAAAACAACAGTCTGCTAGATTGTCTATCAAAGCATACAAAAAGGAGGTTGTGTAGATGGAAAACAAATATAGCACTTCGGGAATTGGAGAAGATATTATCCGTAGTTTTACACAAATTGCAAGTGCAGAACTACACGCTAAAACCTTATTAGAAAAACGTATTTCTGAGGTTGAAAATGGATTAATTAGTGAAGAAGAAATTCCTGATAATTTAGAAAAGATTGAAGCACTAAAGGATGAAATTGATGATTACGCTAATATAAGACGTTCTCAAATGCTTTATCTATACAATTCTTTTGGCGGCAAAGGGGATAGAGAACAGTGGTGTTTAGTTAAACATTTAAGTATGGCTATGTACACTGCATTTGAAGCGTATCAAGCTTCTGATAGAGACCCCGAATTATTGAATATTGCTTTGGAGATTAACAAGAAGTTTATTGAAGCTTGTACAAAATTCTTAGGTGTAGAAATTACTTCTTGTGCATCTTGTTTTGCAGACATTATGAAAGCTGGAGGAAAATAATATGCAACCTGTAGTATGTAATAAAGATATGGCGGTAGTATTTCCTTTAAAAGATGGTGATTGCGAATTTTGGCTAGAAATCGTTGATTCTGTAGATGATATTACAAATCCAAGTAGAGACCATGCGTATGTTGATTCAAAAGGATTGTTCTATATATACAATGGAAAAGAAATTAAAGTAATCAATGACCATGCCAATTTGAAAATCAAATGGGGAAATATGATTGGCGATATTTCTAATCAATTGGATTTAATAGAAATTCTAAATCAATTCGTAAAGACAATTTCTGTAAATGGAACAAACATTGCCAAAGACAATGACAAAAACATTGCTATTCAAGTGCCTATCACAACTATTAAATTAGATGGAAATACAATTAGTCCTGTTGATTATATTGTCAATCTAGATTTAGCTAGTGTTTATGCAAAGAAAACTGAAATCCCTAAAAATGTATCTGAACTTCAAAATGATGCTGGATATATTAAACAAGAAGTTGTAGATCAATTAGTGCCTATCAAAACAATCAAGGTTAATAACGTAACGATACCGCCTGATGAAAACCATGCAGTTAATATTGAATCAATTCGTTATAAAGTTGGAACTGCCGACCCAAACACGACAAATTGCCCTAACGGATATTTCTACTTTCAGATAGGAGACTAATCA